AATATGGTCAGAGGTAATTGAGTATGCTTGAACAAACATGGTGTCAAATCGAACCAACGGAAGAACAACCGCAATATGATTTGTTGATTTGCAGAGATAAATGCAAAAATTGTCCTGCAAAAGATGAATGTGTTCATTGGATTGATTTAAGTAAAAGGTAACAATATGGTCATCTGTGGTTGTTCTTGTTGTTGCACTGCTGTCCTTTATTGTTGGCGTAATATTTGGAATGGAAGGGCGTAAGAAATGACGGTTGCTGTGTGCATTATTGCCGGGTTGCTTCTGTTGGTTGCGGCTGAAGGGGTTTATTTCCTGAGTGACAAACTGCCAAAGAGAAAGGGGAAAAAATGAACAGCGCAGAGTATGTGAACAAACAGATTGCGGAAATGAAAGCTTCCGGCCTTGCGCTTTCGCTGGTTGCCTGGAACGCTGCGCTTCTGTGTGTCGGATGGCCTTACGTGTTTGGCGCACGGTGGCAATACTGCACACCGGCAAACAGGCGGGCAAGGTATTCAGACGAACACCCGACAATCAAGACGGCCTGTCAAAACTACAAAGGCAGCAGTTCGGAAGGGTGCGCCGGGTGCAAATGGCTTCCCGGCGGCAAGTATACCAGGATCAACGATTGCCGTGGCTTCACCTATGGCATCCTGAAAGCTGTTTACGGGTGGGAACTTGTCGGCGCTGGATGCACTTCCCAATGGAACACGGAAGCGAATTGGAAAGCCAAGGGAACCATTGACGGTATGCCCGTTGATACGCTTGTCTGCCTGTTCGTGCAAAAGGGAAAGAAGATGGAACACACGGGGTTTGGGTTCAATGATGAAACCGTTGAATGCAGTTCAGGCGTTCAGCATTTCACAAAACGCAACAAGAAGTGGACGCATTGGGGTATTCCGGCCTGTGTGGAAGGTGACACGCCGCAACCGGCAACCAAGCCAACGCTGCGCCGTGGGGATAAAGGCGCATACGTTACCCTTGCGCAGACGGAATTGATAAACAAAGGTTATTCCTGCGGAAAGACGGGCGCAGACGGTGACTTTGGCAAGAACACGGAAGCGGCTGTCAAGGCGTTCCAGCAGGACCACGGATTGACCGTTGACGGGATCATCGGCCCCGCAACATGGTCTGCCCTGGATGGGTCAGAACCCGCCATTCGATACACTGTCACCGTCCCCGGCCTGACAGCTTCGCAAGCTGATGCGTTAATCAAGCAATTTCCCAACGCCACAAAAGAGGAAGAAAGGGGGTAAATTGCTTTGGATGTTCTGACCATCCTGCCGATTGCAATTTCTGCCTGTGCGCTGATATACGCTGCGCTTTCATTCAGACGCAACGCAAATCATGACACATCAGATGTTGCGATCCAGCGGGCCACAATCACCGCTGATATCCGGTACATCCGGGACAGCATTGATGAAATCAAGCTGGAAAACAAATCCATTCAGAAGGAACTTGCCGAACTGAAGACAAAGGTTGTTGAAATCGAAGCGTCAACAAAATCTGCGCACAAGCGCCTTGACGATCTGAAGAAAGGATGATTGTTTTGTTTTCATGGGAATTTTGGAAAGCTGCGCTTATCCGGGCCGTCCGCACATTTGCGGAAGCAATGCTTGCGTATATCGGCACAGGTGCTTTGGTTCTTAAAGACGTTGATTGGCTTGCCGCCCTGAGTGCAGGGGCAATGGGATTTGTCTGCGCAATCCTGCTTTCGCTTACCGGCTTGCCGGAAGTCAAAAAAGCAAAAGAAGAATAACATACACGAAACTTACAACACCCCCGGAGCAATCCGGGGGCTTTTTCTATTTTGCGGATTTTGACGAAATAAACTGCTTGACACTATGCGCATAGTGTGCAATAATGAATCATCGAAAAACGCCAACCGGGGCGGCGTTGAGTCCCCGGAGAAAGTGAGAGCAAGGGCAATGGCAAAACGGAACGGTATCTTTGTTGGGGAAGGTGGCACTGCCCCCGGCGAATGGGAGAACGGTTATTGTGTGTGGCATCACACGAAGCTTTATGTTCACCCGCTGATTGATGGCATTTCGGAAAACCTGTGGCGGCGCATTGCGAATGAAACCTGTTACGTGCGTCCCATGTATGGCAAGGACGGTTCTGCGGTTTATGCGGACTATGACGAGTACGCTATCTTCCGCAAGGTGAACGGCAAGCGGATCAAGATTGCAAACATTACGGAAGTCGGATAACACAGACAGGCCGGGCGGGGCGGTATAACCCCGCAGAAAGGGGAAGAATATGGCAAGTATTACGTTGGTAAGGTGCGAATCACATGACGGCATTGTTGACAGGTGGACGGCGCAATTCAGCAACGGAACGCAGGAAACCTATAACGGCGAAGTCCCGCCGCAAAACGTTTCCCGGTTCTGCCGCAAGGCACGATATAGCTACAAGGACATGAGTGGGAATTACTTGGGTGAAGTCATGGTTGATTGTTATAGCAACAAACCGCTTACGAAGGACGAAAGGAAGGTGCAAGGGCAATGATGACACCGAAACAGAAGCTGGAAATGCACAAGCGTATTGTGCGTAGCAACGCCCGCAAACTGCGGGAATGGAAGAACAAGCAGAAAAAGAGCGCATAACAGACCGACACCGTGCCGGGGCGGTATATCCCCGGCGTTTTGTTTGTGGTATACTATGCGCATTAGATCAGAAAGGCGGTTATTGCATGGCATTTGATAAAGCAGACTATGACAAGAAGTACGCAAAGGAACACATAACACGCAAGTTCCTTGCGTTCAATAAGGATGACCCGAACGATATACTTTTGCTGTCCTGGTTGAATGCACAGGGCAACGTAAACGCCTATGTCAAGCAGTTAATCCGTGATGATATGGCGCTTAAAAAGGCCGATTCGTAGTCAAAACGGTAGTCAGACGGAAAATAAATCCCGTCTGATTGCTTTATTATCAAGCGTTATCCGACCATTGATAACCCACTCCCCGTGTGAATTATTTGTTTATTCGTGAAACGCTTTCATCCCCTGTGTTCTATAAGGCACAGGGGATTTTTGCGCTTCCGTTACAGGTGCAAACAGATACAAAAAGATACATTTACGGTGTCGGTTTGGTAGTCATTTCGGTAGTCAGCGCCGCCCGCAAACGCTGGGCTTCCGCTGCGTCCCTGTCTTCGTTCACTGAATCATATATTTTCAGTACCATTGTTGCGTCTGCGTGGCCCATCCACTTGATGACCGTATGCAGTTCAATCGGCGGCTTCATGTCCCGGCACATGGTACAGAAACTGTGGCGCAAATCGTAAGGGGTGACCGTGAACGGAATCCACGGCGGCAGCGGCTTCCCTTCCGCAATCAGTTTCTTGTGTTCCTTTGTCTTTCCATACCAGCGCTTTTGACAGCCGTTTATAGCCCGTTCCATGTGTGACCTGTACGTTTCCCACGCCCTGAACCATGTGCTGCGTGTGACGGGTTCACCGTGCGCAGATGTTATCAATAGCCCTGTGCGTCCTTCCAGGGCGGCTTTCAGCGGCGGCAGCAGTGGGATCGTCCTGTTTGCCTTGTCTGTCTTTCCCTTGTCTGTAAAGGCGTATTTTTGCCAATTATCGGGGTCTGTATGCGCCGTCTGATTGACGGTGATGGTTTCGGCCTTGAAGTCAACGTCCCGGCCTATGTCAATGGCCTTGGCTTCCTGCGGCCTGAGTCCGGCGTACAACATAGCCATTGCAAGCGGGTACGCCCTGTCATCCTTGCAATATGTATTCATCCATTGGCGTTCCTGCGCCGTTATGGCCCGATGACCGCCAATAGTCCCTTTGTGCGGCTTTGCGGTGCGGTCACGGGCCGGATTGAACGGGATCAGGCCGTCCGCAACGGCAGCGTCAAACACGCCGCAGAACACTTGCTTTGCCTGTTTGATGTATTCGTTTGAATGCGTGGCATAATGTGTTGCGTAAATGCTTTTGATATCTGACGGACGGACGGAAGAAACGGGCAAATCACCAATAGCGTTTACAAGCGTTTTAACGTGCCTTTTCATGCTGTCATATGTGCGTGGGTTAGCGTTCGGGTACGTGCGTTCAAGCCACAAATTGGCGTATTCACGCACGAAATAGGACGCAATGCGGCCCCGCTTTTCCTGTTCCTTGTATTCTTCCCGCTGCCGCAGACAATCGTCATGGTCCGTTGAATAGAACCACTGATTTTTATACCGACAGGCATACCGCCCGTCTTTCCGTTTCTTCAGAACCTGTTTTTTCGGCCTTGGCATATCATCACCTGTTTATAACAAACATATACTTGTTTTCATAAGGTTTAATCAGGAAC